ACTAAAACACTTGAACTTGTGCTTGTAGCCGAAGTTCCTTGCATTTCATAAGTAGCGCTTCCGTCTATTCTCATTGGATATAAATTCTCAGCTAAACATTGCCAATACATCCTATTTATAGTTTTATCTCTGTGTAGTCCTAAACTTGCAGCAGTACTTTGCATTTTGGGGTCAATAGATATAATTTGTAAGAACTCACTCAATGATATGACTAATCCATATCCCTTTACTAATGCTTTAACTCTCTGCCAATTTAACTTAGTAGCCGCAGGACTTTCGCCCTCAGTTAACACACTCAAATCAGAGGCTACAGGTATTGGTACAGTCTTCCACCAGTCTATCTCATCACCAGCACCCTGAGGAATATTTCGTGATTTGACAGCGAATTGATTTAATATACTAAAGGGCTTACCTTCTTTTAAGGCAGTCTTATCATAAAATATATTAACTAATTCAGCGGCGTCAGCTTTTTTATTAGTGTTTGTATATACACTATAAGCCATTTTATTTCTCCTTTATTTTTGTTCTCCTCTTATTTGCTATAATCTAAAACCTTATTCAATATTTTCAGAGCTTTGTCTGGTTCCATTTTTTCAAGTTTAGATATAGCGCTTCTCATATTCCCACCAGACTTATTAATATGCGCAGGTTGTAACCCCTCTACGTGGGTATCCTGTGCTTTATTTTTATTCAATCGCTTCTCGTTCAACTTCTCGTTAAACTCTTTTTCTTTAGCTTCCATCTTAGCTTCAAAAGCGCTTTCTTTGTAAATATTAAAAGCTACCTGTATTGCTTTTGTGCCATACTCTTTCCATAATTCAGGGTTAGCTTTTAGCACTTTATCCACTTCTCCTCTATCATAAGTAACGACTTTGTCTTTATTATCAGCAATTAATTTTTCTTCCATTCGTTCATTTCGTGTTCGAGCAGCAGATGAAGTTAACGGTTTAATATAAGGGTTAATAAGCGAAGCAAATGCTGTTTGAGGATCTTCCCCCAACTTTTGTATAAAGGTTGCGATTTCTTCTTTTGTCCATTTTTTAAGTTTAGGAGCAATTTTGTTTGCAGACATTTCAATTTCATATTTCTTTGCCAGCTCCTTTGCTGTATCTAATTCAGCTTTTTTATTTCTAAGTTCTCCCAATTCTGTCGTATGTGTTGAGATTAACTTTTCTGCATTGATATACATTTCAGCAATTTCTTCTCTGGTCTTTCCCTTTAGTTTATCGGGAAGTGTAAACTCATTTTCACCAGATTCATTATCATCAGTTTCGGTATCAGACTCATCTTTATCTTCTTTTAATGCACTTATTACTTCATCCGCAAATTGATTTGCATCTTCGTTCTCTTTATCTGGTTCCTTGTCCTTATTTTGATCTTCTACTTTCTCCGTTGGTGTCTCTGGCTGATTTTGTTTACGTAACATTTCAGCGATTTCTTCTGGTTCAAGCTTGTCTAATTCGTCAGTTCCAGCGTTTGTTTCTCCTTCTTCAAAGTTCTTATGCTCCTCAAAAGGGACATCAGTGGAATTGTTGACTATTTGATTAGCCATCTTTGTTTCTCCTTTTTTTATTTTAGTTGGTTGAATTGTTCTCTGGCTTGATTCCCAACCTGAATTGCCAAGCCCATTTCGTTTGTTAAAGAATCAATAACGTGGATTATTGCCCTTGCATTTATAGTATCTTTATCCTTTTTAAGATTTTCAACTGCTACATTATATTTTTCGGCTAAAAAGGCTTCTATCAATTGCCATCCTGGTGAGTGGAACAATGACACTAATTTATCACGATTACCCATTTCTTTTAACAAAGCACTATCAATATTTTTCACCTCGTTTTCCATCTATATATTATCCTCTCATTTGTGCTCCGCCCATGTTACCAGTAAGAGGGGAACTGATAACATTAGTGGAAGTGGGTTTTTCCACTTGGGCGGATTTTTGTCTTTTCTTTTTCTGATATTCATATATCTTCGGTATTAATTTCTCTATGTCTTTAAAGTTTAGAGCTACACCACACCTCTTTATGACTTCGCCTACATCTCCTATTGGTTCCATAACAGGTTGCCCATCACCACCAATTACAGGTTGTCCACTCGCAGGATCAATCATTGGTTCTTTCGCTGCTATTACTAATTCAAAGAATTTTAATAAATTCTGCATTTCTGTTTGTTTCTCTTGGAATACACTAACGCCCCTTGCAATAAAGTCAGGATCTCCATATAGAGTCAAATCGTTTCTTGTAATATCTTTTTTAGATGTAAGTTTATACCAATCTGCAGCTTTTTCTTTACCTAATATTCTATAAGCAGAAGTCTTAGAAAAGAATTTTGTATCTAATTTATAAAATATATTTAACATTTTTGTATATGCGGGCTCAAGAATATGCCTAACAACGTCTTTAATAGGTTCCGCAGCATTTGCCTGCTGTATCTGTGTTCCACCTAAAGTCTCGTGCATTTCTTTTTTTGTTGGGGTTGGTGATATTGCTGGAACTGCTTGACTTAACTTCTGTATTCTTTGGTCAATAAAGTTAATGTTTTGCATAATAGGTGATAAAGCTGAGGCGGCAGCAGTTGTATCTATAAAAGATATAGCTTTTCTAACATCTTCTACCATCGCATTAGCTATAAAAACCTTGCCTGGATATGAGATTAATGTTCCTGATAATGAGGATAAAAAAGTAGGATTAATTATTAACATTGGATTGCAAATTATATTAACTGCATCATTAAACTTATTGTGAAGATTAGTAAGTTCTCTTGCTAATGCTTCAATATCTTCACCAGTTCCTACACCTACTTGCTCATTAACCATTTTGTCTTTAGAACTACAAAAGAATATATTACATTTGTATTTATCCTTAACAGCTCTTATAACAACTTCTCTGTTTGCTATCGTTACAATAGCTTTAACATATTCATCTTCATATGGGTCCACATCTGGATATTCATCCAAATCGCCCTCTAATAAAGATGCTGGTACTTCACCATGATATTCCAATAATTCTACTCGTGGGTCTAATTGGTCTGGTGCTTCTAATGATAAATCAAAGCCTGCGATAACGTTTTCTTTGTCAGGTTGGCTCGTTCCTCTTAATTTATAAATATCATTATAGAAACCGCTCCGTTCCTGTCTTTTTAAATAAGATAATTCAATATCTCTATGCTCTATAATCTTCCAACTATTAAGTCCTCTGTTAGCTGGGTCAGGATAAAAAGAAGTTATATCTATTACCTCAAAATCTGGTCCATCAAAAATTAATTTTCCATCTTCGCCATACTCCATTTTCCAGGGACAGTAACCTACTGTATATCCATACATTTCAAATTGTTTACAATAAGAATCCCATTGCCCATAAAAACCATCTAAGTCTCTTGCGACTTGTCTTTGCTGGTATGAAAGTATGCTTTTAACTAATGGTGCTCCTTGTTCATCTTCTTCTTCACCTGGAAGAATATCAAATGATTCCAAATTATTACTAAATAAAATATTCATATATAAAGGAACTTTAATTCTAACAATTTCTTTAAATACAGGTATAACAATATTGGATTGCCACGCTTCTTTAGTAGTAATCCGTGTTCCTCTATAATTTACATATTGCTTTTCCCAATTATCTTGATTTTCCCTCATACCTTCTTTAGCCCATTCAAGTCTTTGTTTTACCCATTCTAACAATGCACGATGTTTGGTTGGTACAAGGTCTTCGACAGTCTCAACCTCTTTCAAAAATTCTGCTGTATTTACCATATTTCTCCTTTTTAATAACCTACGTATGGATCACTATGCTTTTGAATATAATCCATTATCTCTTTTTGTTGCGCAATATAATCATTAACATTCAATATGACATTTGATTTCTCAGCTACTGCTAACATCCTCATTGCATCTGCTCCATGAATATGTTCATCCTCACGTGGGGTATTTGACCATATATTGTACATTTTGCTATAAGATTTTGAATAATTTTCAAGATGCTCAACCAATATAGCAGTTTTAAGTCTATCAAAATAACATTTTGGTATAAGATTCCTTACTGCTTCATGTCCATCTTGTAAACTAAGTCGTGGAACTAATTGGAAAAGAATACCATGTTGTCTTGCGACTTCTATCTGTGGCTTACCATCTAATGCAAATACTCGTGCCTTTAAGTCATGTGGTCCATAATGGTTACCATAAACATATTTATACTTTGTCTGTTTCTCTTGTAATACCTGAGCATAATGAGAAATACCTTCTCCGCTATTTTCATAGTAGTCTATAATATGATATTCGCCTGGAAGTTTTTGGAAGAAAATAATTGCGGTTGCGTCATTTACGCCTACATCCCAAGCGGTATGTACAGGAAGTGCAGGGTCATGAGGAATGTTCTTAATCCTTTTCTCTTGCCATGCCACATTCATTAGTCTTGCATAATAAGCTCCAGCAGTTCCATAATCAAAGCTACAATAATATTCTTGTTGAATAAAAGCTTCGTCTACTTTTCTTCTACGTAACGACTCTATTTGTGCTAAAGTTATTACAGGAGAACCATCTTCTCTAAATGTTTGCTCAATAGTTCTTAGCATGGTAAACCATTCAGGGTCATCTTGCGCAAAATTCCATAAATGATAACCATGATTTCTTCCATTAGGAGTATAAAGAAATTTAGCCCATCCGTCATTTTCTAATAAAATAGGTTCAATAACTTCCCATGCACGAGGGTCTTGGTGAGCAAATTCTGAAAACACAGCACCAATACAATTAGTACCACGTGCCGCATCAAAATCATCTGTTCCTATGAATTGAATAATAGAACCATTTATAAGTTCAATAGACATTTCAGTAGTGTTAACTTTAGGAAATCCTTTGTTCCCTACAGCTATCAATTCATCTGGAATGTAGCTAAGAAATCTTCTACCTGGAATTGGTGGTTTATGACGTGGATCTCCCCCTGTCATACCTTTCCAAATAACTTTTCGAGCTTGAGTAGCAGTAGGAAAGAAATAATTATAAGTTCCTATTCTTTCCGTTGCAGCTTCTGTAATATCATTAATAGCGGTTAAGTCTTTTCCTGCCCTTCTATGCAGTATATATATCTCACGCAAATAACCCATTTTGCGTGCTTGCATCATAGGTTTTTGGTATTTTCGTGGAGTAAATTCATGTGGTAAATGAATCATGTAGCGTCCTTTTTTGCAGTTTAAAGTGGCTTTTTTTATAGCTATTAGAGAGCCACAACTCTAACAAAGGATTTAACGATAGCCTATTACTACCTCACCTTTCATAATGGGGTGACATTCGGAGCTTGAATCCGATTCTCCTCGTTCACAGCGAGGGGCATTACCCATATGCTAATGCCACACTTGGTACCAGCACCTTGAGTTGAACAAAGACTAATCGCTTATCGGGCGACTGTTCTACCGTTAAACTATACTGGCATAATGGTGGAGATGGTGAGATTTGAACTCACGTATAGCGTTCACAATCTTTCGCATGGCATTGCTACTTAGCTAACGATACCTTACATCCCCATATTTGGTAGCGGTAAAGAGAATCGAACTCTTATTTCTGGCTTATGAGACCAGACAGCTTACCAAAGCTATTACCGCATTATTTATCTTCAAACACTTCTTCTGCTTTTTTCTTACAAGCATTACACAATAATTTATGATGAAAATTACCTTCAATAATATGATCTTTATAATACTCTATTTGCTCTAAATATTTTAAAGGCAATAATCTACCACATGCAAAACAATGACCAAACTTTTTGTGTCTTTTGTTCATTCATTTGTCCTTATCTTAATTCTATTTTGCTTTTCTTACAGTCTTTTCAGGTTCAAAAACTACTTCTATATTACAACCAGTAACGTCTTTATCGTTTTTATTCTTAATCTTGGTATCTTTAACTTCTTTTCTAAGTTCGTTAAATGCTTTAATAGCATCTGCAAATGCATCAGTCTTAAAGTGCATCCTTGTACACATTGATTTAAAATAGAATGATAGATAAGCATCGCCCTTAATAAGTCCAATAACAAAGTTTAAAGTATCTATATTTTTCTCTCTCATAATTTCCCCCTTAATATCTTTTAATATTGCCTTTCCATTCGTCTAAAATCTTTTTAGGCACCTTAGTTTGTTCGTTTAACCATTTATCAAAACGCCAAACAATCATTTGCCAATTTCTATTCTCATTTAATAAATTTCTTACTTCTTCGCCTCTACCGCTTTTGGTCATTCCTTCTGAACTTTTAAATGATTTTCTCATGCGAATCTCCCTATAATATAATCTTCTGCATTATATGTATCGTAATCTCCTGTCCCACCATCGGATGGATGAGGATTAATAAAAATTTTGTCTAAATCCTCCTCTGCTTCTTTTTCTTTTTCTTGTTTTTCTAATTTAAGTTTTAATTTTAATTGCATCGCTTCAAATGCTTCTACATTACCCATCGCATCATTTACTGGATGATGGTCATGCTTTGTAACTCTCAGTCTTTTCCAATCAGTACTTCTTTGAAAGTTATCTTTTAGACCAGCATAATAATCACCAATTCTTCTTGCACTCCATCCGAAAGGATTCATTCCAAGTGTATGATGAAACCAGTAATTAATCCATTGCCAATCAAATGCAGGATTATCACTTACAAATACAGGTCTTGAGTCACAATTTTCCTGTATCCAATCAAGAAAATAACGCATTGTTAACATCTTACCAAAAAGAGTTTTCATTCTCATATCTCCATAAAATGTCTTTTTGGTTTTGTAAATAACTGCTCCAAATTCTGTTAATTCACCCATTCCTATGCAAGGTCCAGAAGCCTCACAATCAATAAATACTAATGTCATTTTGTTCCCCCTTTTTTATTTCATTCCATACTTCTCTTATTACATCTATCATATACCATTGAGTAGTTTTCATAGATTTCAATTCATTATCTATTCTCTTGCTATTGATATATTTATCAAACTCTTTTACTATCAATTCTGCCTCGACAATTGTTTCTCCATTGTCTTTTTTGGACATCATTTTACTACCTTTATTAATTTTTTCTTTCCGCCAAGTGCGAGAAACATCGATTCAGGAATAGCACTTGCCGCATTTCTTATAATAACCCACTGAATTTCATGTTCAGGAACAATAACAGTATCTCCTCTAATAATGTATTTTTCATTGCCAAGATCCTCTACTACATATCCTTTTTCATAATACTGGAAATATTTATCAGTATGTACCCAAAATTTACAATCAACTGTTTTACCATGCTTTGTTTTTAATGTGCAAGTTTGTATTATTGGTGTCATTTCTTCTTCTATTTCTACTGTCTTTGCTATTTCTTCTTCCTCTACTAATTGTGCTTCTATTACCTTACCAGAATCCATTTTCATTCCCCCTTAAATTTTGTATCTAACTTATCTTCCACTATTTCCGCCTCTATTATTTTCTTCTCTATGATTTGTTTTGGCGGTAACTCTTTTGCGCTTACATAATAATTCTCTATTGCTATTTGTATAGGTTTAATATCTCTCTCGGCTATTGTTATATTCGGTACAAACTTATCAACTATCTTCATAAGCACATTATCGTTCTTATATGCACGTTCTATGATATGTTCTATTAACCGTGTATCATGCCTCTTTCCAACCTTTTCTATTGCATGTTCAAGTAATTCTTTTGTTATTGGTTTCTTACTTACCTGCAATTTATTACCTTTTGTAAATTTTCCAGCTAAGTCTCTACCCTCTTGTATTAATTGTTTCATAAATCTACTTCTTTAAAAATTCAAATTTTTCATCATCTTCTGTTCCCTTATTATAGTGAATAACAAAAGAAGCTGTATTATCTTTATTGATATCTATATAAGCTCTATAATTACTAAAATAATATTGTGTAGAGGATTCGTCTATACATTCGAAGACAGTTCCTTTTGGTATCACAATATCCTTTTTAGATATAATCTTTTTTGTTTTCATCTTTCTCCCGCCTAAAAGATTTTTGCCCAAAGACGCAAACCAACGTGCAGTCTTTCCGCCGCAATCTCTATTTCTTCATCTTCTTTTCCTTCATTGTTGACCTAATAGTCAACCCACTCGATTGTTCGATTTCTAAATGTAAATAATTAAATAATTCTCCAATAATAGACTTTAAATCATATTGTGCATGAGGACTTATTTTTATAAACAATCTTTGAATAAGTTCAAGTTTCAATTTTTCGTGTTCGGCTTCTCTATCCTTCAGA